TGCTTCGAATATTTCAACCTTTACTGAAACTCATACGCAATCAACAATAAGATTAGATACTTCAAACATTCAAACGCAGAAAGCACAGACAAAATTAAAGGCACACTCAAATGGATGGGATGGTGGTTTAGCATTAATCTCACAAGACGGGTCAGACACATTCCAAATTCATCCAGATAATAATGGGTATATGTATGTCGATAAAACGTGGTACTTTACTGCAGCCCCTCATGTCGGTTCTATTGGAAGTCCTCTATGGCACCCAGGCAACGACGGTTCGGGTTCAGGACTTGATGCAGATAATCTCGATGGAGTAACTTGGGCATCTCAAACAAAAGCAGTTGCCGCACGAAATTGGACAACAGAAGCTGGTGATGGTCAAGGTCTTACATTTTGGGGTGGAACAGGTACAGCATTAGCAGGTTCATATGCAATTGCAATGTCCAGTCAAGGTAATGGTAATGCTGGAAGACACTCATTAGATTCTTCATCAGATTATAATATGTACTTCAAAATGTCTGGTGGAACAGATAGAGGATTCGTATTCAAAAATAGCGGAAGTAACGTTGCTGCTATTACAAGTGGTGGTAGATTCTTAGGTAGTGCAGTTTATTTAGATGGAAGTTCTTCTCAAAATCAATATGTCGCCGCTGACTCAACGCACAGTTTAACAGTTAGAAATATGGGTGCTACTGGCGCTGGTGGTTTAGTACTGCAAGGATCAAGTGGTACACACGGTCTTCAAATGTATTGGGACACTGATGGAGCATATTACGGCTTCTTAGATGCCGCTTGGGCTAATTGGGATATTCAAAAGGCTAGAAATGGTGCATTTAAGGTTGACGAAGGTAGTGGATTACAAAGAGTATGGAACGCTGGCAACGACGGCTCTGGCTCAGGTCTAGATGCTGATTTACTTGATGGACAACAAGGTTCGTTTTATAGAAATGCTTCAAATATAGATGCTGGTACATTACCAATTGCAAGACTGCCCTCTCCTTTAAATTCATCTCAGGCACATGCTGTTACAGGTTCTGCATTTGCAACAACCAGTTCACCAGGCAGTGTTTTAGAATATCAACAAGCTTCAGGACAGACAGACACAAAATTAGCACCTTCAAGTGAATGGTATAATACTATTCGTATGGGTCATGGTAATCCATATTCCTATTACAGCAACACGATTGCGATGCAAATGACTGGTACTGGTTCAGGTAAAATAAGAACACAACTAATTTCTAATAATACTGCCGCAGGCTGGAGAACAATTTGGGATTCAACTACAGACGGAGCAGGTTCTGGCTTAGACGCTGATTTACTTGATGGACAACAAGGTTCATATTATGCACCTGCCTCTCATAACCACAGTGGTGTTTATACTCCTTATGACCACTTCAGCCATACTGGCCATGGCAACTACACAAGCACAACAACTTCTGCATTGCTTACAGAAGCTCTAGGTGACAATGCATTTGATTCTAAGCTAACTGCCCATAAAACAAGTTGGTCATATGCGGGTAATGGTAACTTAACTGATGCAGGCAGACTTACAGAACTTGCTGGAACATCATGGTTATGGTGGACTGATAACTCTTCTGACAATGTTCAAGGCCATATTACTGGTCTTTGTATTGCACCAACAACCGGCGGGTCTGCTGGTAAAATGTTTGTATATAATAACCAAAGCTCTGGTTATTCACCCGGCTGGAGAGAAATCTGGACATCTACATCAGACGGAGCAGGTTCTGGCTTAGATGCAGATTTACTTGATGGTGTCAATGGGGCTTCATATCTACGAAGTGACACAGATGATTCGTTTACAGGTAATAATTTATTATTCCCGACCCTATCGTTAAATATTGCAAATAACAATGGAGCAGGATCAGGTAACACTTATTTTAGGGGCGACAGCACACACTTTGTATTTGGCTTAAGCAGCGGCAATACCCTCTATATGAACTATGGTAACTCTGCAGGAGCTTTTAGAACAGAAGGTACAATTACTCACAATAGTCTTCTAGTAGGCACAAAGCCGTGGGGTAACTCTAACGACGGCTCTGGCTCCGGTCTAGACGCTGATATGTTAGATGGTCAACAGGGTTCTTACTATGCAGCTGCTAGTCACGGTCACTCTTACCTTCCGCTAACTGGTGGTACGTTGACTGGTGATTTAACAATTCCTAATAAAATTATTCATAATGGTGATACAGATACCTATATGTCTTTTGATCAAGGTGACCAGTGGAAACTGTACTGTGGTGGCTATAAAATGATACAAGCCACGGAAGCGTCTACTGGCTATGACTATGTATCGTTTGGTGGAACAGATAACTCTGGTGAAATTCTCTTTAATGTCAATGGTGGTGATGGTCACTTTGATGGTAACGTATATGCCTACTCTACTACGACTTCTTCAGATAGAAAGTTAAAGAAAAATATACAACCTCTTGAAGGTGCTTTAGAAAAAGTACAAAACCTAAGAGGTGTAAGTTTTGAGTGGAAGAAAGATGATAAGAAGAGCATTGGTTTCATTGCCCAAGAAGTGCAAGAAGTAGTACCAGACTTAGTAAAACTTAATAGAAAAGAGCATGACGGTGTATTAGTTGATGAACACTTAGGTGTAGACTATGGAAACGTAACAGCTTTATTAGTTGAAGCTATGAAAGAACAACAACAGATTATAAATAAATTAGAAGCAAGACTTAAAGCTTTAGAAACTGGAGAAAAATAAAATGGCCATATCAAAAACTTCTGCAATTAGCGAAATTGTAGTTACACCGGCAAAGTCAACAGATAGAGAGGAGACTGATAACGATTCTCATCCTGTCATAACTATTAATACGTTTGACACTTATATAGACGATGCTACAGATGCTGTAAATAATACTCTTGTATCTACCAAAATTTATAAGTTTACAGATGGAGTGGCTACAGATGTATCTAGCTACGATCAGCTAATACAGGATATAGCTGCAGCTATATGGTCATAATAGAAGAATAAGTTGTATAAATAGATATAGAGGAATCGTCCTCAAGCTAAATTTATTAGGAGAAATAAAATGGCAATTACATATAATATTGCGGACGCATATACTGGAACAAGAACCACGTCTATGCCAGATCCGGATAACGAAGGTGAAACAATCGAAGCTACTGTAGACGTTACTGACGTTGAAGTAACATTTACTGACGATTCGTATGATCCAGCAAAAACTCACACACGCTCAGTTAATGTTTGTTTTGATTCAGAAGGCGCTTACGACGATGACGCTACATTAGTTAGAGTTGGAGAAGTTATGGCCGGTGTAGAACATAAAATGGCGCTTGGCGTTATTTCTTAAGATTAAAGGAAACTTAAAATGGCAAAGCCTAATAGCAGAACAACATTAATAGAATATTGCCTACGTTCATTAGGTGCGCCAGTTGTAGAGATTAATGTAGACGACGATCAAGTAGAAGATAGAATTGATGAGGCTTTACAGTTTTATCAGCACTATCACGCAGATGCAATTGAAAAAGTATTTCTAAAGCACCAAGTAACGGCTGATGATATTACTAATGGGTATTTAACTATACCTGATTTAGTAACTGATGTTGTTAGAATATTTCCATTAAGAGATAGAAATAGCTCAGATAATATGTTTGATGTTAAATATCAAATGCATTTAAATGATATGCAGGCTCTTGGTTATATGGGATCATTAGTTGAATACGAAATGTCTCAACAATGGTTATCGCTCTTAGATATGCTTATGGATTCTGATGATAAACATCTCAGTTGGGATAGACATAAAAACCAATTAAGAATAGATATGGACTGGTCTAAGGAAGTAATAGTTGGTGATTATATTGTTGTTGAATGCTACAGAATACTTGATCCTAATACATACACTGATGTCTATAATGATTATTTTTTAAAGAGATACGCTACAGCATTAATTAAACAACAGTGGGGTGTAAACCTTTCTAAGTTTGAAGGCATGGTAATGCCAGGTGGAGTAACCTTTAATGGTCGTCAAATTTTAGAAGACGCTAAAGAAGAAATCGAAAAATTAAATGAAGAAGTCAGATTAAACTGGGAACAACCAGTTGACTTCTATACGGGGTAAAATATGCCACGAAGTGTATATTTCTCGCAGTCAGTAGCTTCAGAGCAATCGGTCTACGAAGATCTAATAATAGAATCTCTTAAAATATATGGACAAGATGTCTATTATATTCCAAGAACTATAGTTGATAGAGATACAATCTTAGGAGAAGATAAAGCTTCTAAGTTTGACGATGCATATATGATTGAAGCTTATATTGAAAATCCTGAAGGATTTGATGGGTCTGGAGATCTATACCAAAAGTTTGGTTTAGAAATACGAGATGAAGCTACATTTATTATTGCTCGTAAGCAATGGACTAACTTAGTTGGCGTATGGAATAATAATGTAGAAACTATAAGACCCATGGAAGGTGATCTTATATTTTTACCAATGACAAATAAGTTCTTTGAGATCTCGTTTGTTGAACACGAACAACCATTCTATCAATTATCTAACTTACCAGTTTATAAACTTAATTGTAGTCTATTTGAATACAATGAAGAAGATTTTGATACTGGTGTTGGCGAAATTGATGTAACAGAAATTAAGAACGCATATCAAGTTCCAATTACTGTAAGTTTAACTGGTGGTAATCACTTTGAGCTTGGAGAAATTGTAACTCAAGTAATTACAACTGATCCTGCCGTAAGCGTTTATGGAACTATACAAACCTTAACTAAAACTTCAGACATTGCAGCGACTATTGGTGTTTCTAATATTGGTGTGACTGGTTCGACAGAGGCAAAGGACTTTATTATATCTCCCACACTGGGTTTAACTGGTAGTAAATCTTCTAATACATGTATTATTACATCAATGGACGATGTTGCTGATAATACATCGTTTGCAAGTGATGGTGGAGCAAGCAATAATGCGTTTGAAGCAGATGCTGATGGATTTTTGGACTTTTCTGAAAATAATCCATTCGGTGATCCATCGGAGACTTACTAATGTTTGGTAATCATTTTTATCATGCAACTATGCGAAAAGCTGTTGCTGTTTTTGGAACTTTATTTAATGACATTAGTGTTATTAGACAAGATGGTAGTGGCAATGTCCTTAATCAAGTTAAGGTTCCTTTAGCGTATGGACCTAAACAAAAGTTCTTAGCTAGATTAGATCAAAATACTAATAGCGATGCGTCAATGGCTATTAAACTACCTAGGATGGCTTTTGAAATTACGTCTTTGGATATAGATTCAGCACAAAAACTAGGTAAAAGAAATGTTATTAGCGAGAATCACGCTACTGATTCTACTAAAAAGAAAACGTTAAAACAACAAGTCGCATATAATATTAATATGACTTTACATATTTTAGCGAAGAATCAAGATGATGGACTACAAATCGTAGAACAGATTCTACCGTATTTTCAGCCAGAATATACTATTTCAATTCGGCCTGTAGATGGATTTCAATATAAGCAAGATGTTCCAATTGTATTAACTAGTGTTACTATAAACGACGATTATGAAGGCGATTTCCAAACTAGAAGAGTTTTAGCGTATCAATTAGACTTTACAATGAAAATGAAGTTTTTTGGTCCTACGTCAAACCAAGGTATTATTAAAGAAGTTAATTTTGATTTTAACTCTGATGTTGGTGGTGCAAACGTATTAGAGAATATGGACTTTACTATAACTCCAGCTGATGCTGATGAGGATGATAACTATACTGTTAACGTAAGTATAACATAGGTACATTATGAATAAATTAGATAAGATGCAGGCTAGCCTGAATAAGAACTTGCCAGAGAAAAAAGAAAAGAACCCTCCCGCGGTCTTGACTAAAGATCAAACAGAAGTCAAAGATGATTACGAGTATTCAAGAAAAACATACAAAGATCTTATTGATACTGGAGTAAAATCTCTAGATGTCCTTGCTGAACTTGCAAGAGAATCAGAACATCCAAGAGCATTTGAGGTATTATCTAAAGCTATTAAAGATATTGGTGATGTCACTGATAAGCTTATGACACTTCAAAAAAATAAACAAGATTTGGCTGGCGAATCGGCAAGTAAAAAGCCAGTTACTAATAATAATTTGTTTGTTGGTAGTACCACTGATTTACAAAGACTATTCGCTAAGGCCGATAAAGAAGCGAAGGAAAAGGTTATAGATGTCTCGCCCAAAGAATGATGAAGGCTATATGGGCAATCCCAATGTTAAACGGGATGGCGTAGAAGCAGAATTTAGCGAAGTAGAAATCAAAGAATACAGAAAATGTATGATGGATCCTGCATATTTCGCTAGAACATATTTAAAGGTTATATCATTAGATGAAGGTTTAGTACCATTTAATCTATACAAATACCAAGAAAATATGTTTAATCACTTTAATGATAATAGATTCTCTATTGTTTTAGCATGTCGACAATCTGGTAAATCTATTGCTGCTGTTGGTTATTTACTTTGGTATGCTTGTTTTCACTCAGAAAAAACTATTGCTATATTAGCAAACAAAGGTGCTACAGCTAGAGAAATGTTAGCTCGTGTTACTCTTATGTTAGAGAACCTACCCTTCTTTTTACAACCTGGATGTAAAGCGTTAAATAAAGGTTCTATTGAATTTTCAAATAACTCAAAACTTATTGCTTCTGCAACTTCAGGTAGTTCTATTCGTGGTTTATCTATTAACTTATTGTTCTTAGATGAGTTTGCTTTTGTTGAAAACGATGCGCAATTCTATACATCAACGTATCCTGTAGTTTCATCTGGTAAAGACACAAAGGTTATTATTACTTCGACCGCTAATGGTATTGGTAATGTTTATCATAGAATCTGGGAAGGTGCTACTACATATACGAATGAGTATAAGGCGTTTAGAGTTGATTGGTGGGATGTTCCAGGAAGAGACGATGCTTGGAAAGCTCAAACAATTGCTAACACTTCTGAATTACAGTTTGATCAGGAATTTGGTAACAACTTCCATGGGCGTGGTAATACATTAATTGATGCTGGAGATCTTTTAGCTCAAAAATCTCAAAGACCGATGACATTTAATGAAAATCTGTTTATGTATGAGAAGCCAAAAGAAGGTCATAATTATATAATGACTGTT